GTGTGGTTTTCTTCGTACCAGTTTATAGACGTGCGTATAAAATATTGTGCCTGGTCAAAGTAGTGCGCTATGTGCGGTAAGTAGTTTAGGCACCTTTCAATGATTATTATTAGTCTGTCGTCGCCATCAATCGGCTCAAAGTCGTCGGAACTGTATTCAATTTCTCTAAGCTGTCCGAGTCCATCCGTTGCCTTTACCGTAAAGAAGTACGGAAAGTATTGATCTTCAAGCCTGGCAATATCTGCGGCCATGATGCCGCACCAAAACAAATCCTGTCCGCTCGGCCCCTTGTATACGCCTATCCAAAAACGGCCCTCTCGACTTGTGGCAATGTCGGTAATAAACGCCTCCATTGTTTCATCTGCAATGGCCATGTCAAAACTCAATTCACTGCCTAAAATCGGGTTTGTCATATCGGCATTTTCGCCCCGATAACTAAGCGTAAAGCCTTCCGCCCCTAACTCAAACGCTGTAACGCTTCCTGCATGGTCTTGATCGAAAATTTGTATGGTATACAAAATTCCAGTTGATGTTTTAAATTCTCCCTGAAACCTTATTGCGCCCATTACGTCGCCCTCCTTTTGTCTTTTTGTGCCTTTTCAAGCACGATCAACAAATCACGTCCATCTATGCGCGTCGATGCGATAAAGCCGCTGCCTGATCCATCACCGCCGCCCATCATGGCTTTTAACTTGTCGAGCGGTGCAATTACTTCCGGGTTGGCCCGTGCGCCTACGTTGTCCCCTACCATTGCAAGCGTTGGGCCAAACGCCACACCGCCCTGCGCAAGCGCTGGAACTTTTAGCGCCCCTAACAAACGATTAAACAGCGCCCCGGCTGCCGCACCCGCCGCCGCGCCCAAAGCCAAGCCTAAAGGAAACGGAGCGGTCGCAAGCGACTTAGAAACAATACCCGCAACGCCCTGCATGATAAAGCTGCGTATAATTTTAGCGCCTGCGGAAACGGCAGCTATACCAAGCTCCTTTAGAGAGCTTGCGCCATTGTCGGCAGCACTTGCCATTGCGCCAGCCACACTTACCAAGCTTAAGCCAATGGCTTTGCTAAACTTGTTTACGCCTTCTTTTTGCGTTTCCATGTCCTCGGCAAACGACTCCGTAAAGCCGCGAAGCGCAAGCGTGCCAATCTCCGACGCGGTGACGGTCGATAAGCCAAGGCGGTCGAATGCCTCGGCGGTCGTTATGGCGTTTGCCTGTAAAAGCATCATCACAACGTCCGTTTGCCGCATGGCCTCTTGCGCGTCGGTGTGTTGTGATATTGCCCGGCTCATGTCGGGCAGTTGTGCCGTTCCGCCTTCTATGCTTGCCTGTGGCAATGCCTGTACAGCCGTGTCCTTTTCCCTTTCTTCGCGCAACTTTTGTTGCGCTGCGGCCATTTCTTCCGCCGCTTCTTTTGCCTCCTTTGTCTTTCTGGCAAGCTCTGCTGCCGCCGCCGCGCCGCCTAAGGTGTACTTATTCGTGTCCTCTTGCGCATTGCCCTGCTCTACTACCGAAGGCCCAAGTTTATCAATTTCAGCTTTTAATAATTCTATTTGCTTTTTAGTCCCGTCAATTTGTTGCGTCGTGTTTTTTGCCAGCGTCGCCCCTTGTTTGATCGCCATTGAGCCGATGTTGCCAAGCGAGGCGGCATAATTAGCAACCGACTGCAATAGTGTAGGCGCAACAGACTCCGAAACACCCCTTTCAAGCTCACTAAGTTTGCCTTCCTGTGCAATTAATTTGTCGTTTAAAGCTGAAAATTTAGCTTTTTTCTCGATAAGCTCAATGTATGTGCCAAGTGTTTTATTAAGTTTATCGCCTTTATCCCTTTCAATGTCAATATTTTTCCAAATTTCCGGCGACATTTCGTTTAGTCGCTTTAGCGCCGCTTCTTTTTGTTTGCGACTGGCCGTTTCGGAATTTATGACTGCCACTAATTTTGTGGCCTCTATCCTTTGCTCTACCGATTGTTGTATCGCCTGCTTTTCAGCATCGCGCACTGCCATTTTGACGCGCTCTTGCGCGGTCATCTCTTTATTGAGCAAAACAATTGCTGCCGTAAGCGCAACCAGCGCGGTAATGACAACGCCTATAACGTTTGCTTTCATCACCACATTAAGTGCCGTAAATCGGGCAATGAGGCTAGGTATACCAGTCTGATAAAGCCCAATCACAACGGCCTGAAAACGAATAAACGTAGCGATTACGGAGCCAAAGCCCGAACCAATTAGCCCCGCAACTTTAATAAGCGGCCCTAAGCCTGCAAGAAAAAGGCCAACAGTTGCAACCACGCGTTTTGTGCCTCCGTCGAGTCCGGCAAAGTAGGTGCCAAGGTCGGTAAGTCCCTTAGCAAAAGCGTCTATGTTGCCCCTCACATTAAATGTTTCGTCAAGCGACTTGCCCACGCTGGCAAGAAACATTTTGATGCTTACCCCAGCGTTTACAATACTGTTGGATATGCCGCCCTCAACGCGCTGCATCTTGCCCAACTGATCGGTAAGTCGCTTTATAAACTCCTCCGTACTGATGCCCAACTTTCGCAGCCCTTCTGCGTCGGCAGTTCCAAACGCGTCCACCATTGCTTTAGAAACGCTTGGCATATTCTCTTTTAGGATCATTAAATCTTCATTGAGAATCTTGCCCTTGCTTTGGATTTGCGAAAGCTGCACCGTAACGCGGTTAAGCTCATCCGCCGATCCACCAGCAGCAGCCACGCCGTTGCCAAATTCCACCAAAATGCGCCGCGCCTCCTCTGCCGAAAAGCCAACGGACTGCAATCGCAAAGAGCCTTTTACGGCTTGTTCGAAATCAAGGCCGGGAGCTTCTGCCGCCTTTTGTAGTTTGTTTAGCTCCTCGGTTGCCGATTGTGTGCTGTAACCCGCATCGCGCATGGTGGTGGTCAGCGCCTTTTCCAGCTTTTCAATATCGCCGGCGGATTTTATGGCCGCCACACCAATACCCAAAATAGGCAACGTCAGCGACCGCGCCAGGTTGTCGCCTAACTTTTGCATGTTCTGCCCGGCGCGCATAAGCTCCTTTTCGGCTCGCTTCAACGACCGCTCCAGCTTGCTAATATCGCTGTCTATCTCAATGAATAGCTTTGCTATCCCGGCCATATAGTGTTATTTTGTAATCTTCGCCCCACTCTTTTTTGCAAGCCGCCTCCAGTTGTTCCATTCGTGCTTTCCGCTCTGCTTGGCTTTCTTCTTTGGTTTTGTTTTCCCAAGGAAACTTTGCCAGCGATTGCACACTTTTAGGATGCCCGTTTTTGGTTTTTTGAGATGCCAAAAGCGTATAATATGAAACCCATCGCGCAAGCTCATATTCATGCTCTTGCCGCCTATTGTAGCCCTTTAACCGCGCCTGAAAAAATCGGGGCGAAGTAAGCCAAAATTCTTGCTCACTTATCCCGATTTCCCCGGCTGCATTAATTACGTCCTGCCAGCCTAACGGCTTGCCTTTCTCGTCGTTTTTTTTTCCCCATCATCAGCGGGCATGGACTCGGTGAATATTTTGGCAATATTTTCAAATACGTTTACGCCTTCGCTTTGTGCCTCATCCATCCAGTCCGCAACCGTCATGCTATCCAGTTCAAGAATTTCGCCGTCAAGTCTGGCACCGTTTAACAGGCCGACCCTAACAAGCTCAACCGCTTTGCTGATTGTAATGCTTCCGCCTTGCGACAACTTTACAAAAAACTCAATTGCGCTTTCGCCGGTGATGTCTTCAAACATCATCAGTGCGCCGTAGCCAAAATGTACCCGGCGGTCTTTGCCGCCAATTTTGATAAACTTAATCATTAATATGTGCCTTTGAAAAGTACGCCGGAACCCTCGATGCTAAACGACACAGCCGCGTTATCTTCGCTGCCAGGGCTTGAAAGTTCGAAAGAGGTAACATAGCCTTGGCCAGTCATGCGTGGATCACCAGTTACGCCGGTGCCAATTTCGAACTTGATAGACGTGCGGTTAATTGTCGATGTGACCTGCTCCATGCCGCCGTTAGTGTCGTCGTAAGCAAGCAAGCAAGTACCGGAAATGGAAAACGAGCGCAAGCCCTCCAACAGTTCGCGCCATCCTGCGCTGTCTTTGGTGGTGATGTCGCGCGGTTCGTGGTTGACAGAAAGCGTTGCATCTGTCAAGCTACCTACAACTGTCGCGGTCGGTGTGCCGGTATACAGTTTGAGTAGCGTACTATTCACTACGTTTGTCGTTGGCATGGTTTATTTTTTTGATTTTTGCGTTTGCGGTTTGCGTTTAGCTGTTTCAATTATTCCGCTTGCCATCGGCGGCATCGTGGAAACGTATCTTTGTGCTTTCCCTTGTTGTACCAATCGGTCTGCAACACTGTCCGGCACCTCAATGACTTGGCCGGGATAAAATGTTACCGATGGGCTTTCGTTGCGCAGCGCCTCTATTACTATTATTTTTGTCATTGGTGCAATCGAATTTGAAAATCAAGCATGTGAGCAAATAGGTCTTTTTCAAACTCTATTCCCGCGTTTTCGTCAAGAAAGCGAACGCCGTCCACAAAAACGGCACCAGAGGTAAGCGTTACGCTACTCCGGTGCCGGTCGATTGCGGATCGAACGTAACTTGCAAGGTTTAACGCGCCGGTGTACGTCGTATCAATGCAATCTATCTGCACCCGGTACACATCGACGGTTGAAGCCTCATTTTTATTATCGACCGGAACGTTTGAAATAATTGTTGTACGTATAAAAGGCGGTAGCGCCTTTTGTGGTACGGTTGTAGGGTACACGCGTCCCGATACAACAGCGTTTACAGTGCTGTTGTCGGTAAGCAATTTATACACTACACCCAAAACATTTTTCATCTTATCCCGTAACGGTCGTTGTATTTTTTAGTAAACAGCTTCACAGCCATTTCAATTCTTTTTAATGCAATGGGCAGCCCTTGATCGGCTGCGGGGCGAACAAATGGGCGTCCGCGCATATTTTTAGTTCCGTACTCAACCATGTGGGCGTAATAGGCATCGAAACGAGCGCCGCCAAACGTCCCCTTACTTCCGCCCTTTGCAAACCTCGGCCCGATAAATACTGCCGAAGTTTTGCGAAAAGGCAACTGCATTACAGCGCCTTTAAGGTTGCCAGGCAAATACTTTGCTATCGGCTTACCCTGCCCGCGCCCGGATTTTGGCTGTCCTTTGCCGCGTGTAGGGTAACGGTAATGTATTTTCAATCCGCGAGGCGCACGGCTGCGCATGATGTCAATTACAGGCTTGGCGGCATATTCAAGCATTGGTTTTTTTTCTTTTCCCAACGCTCTGGCGTACTCCTCCATCTTGCGTACCGCTTCCTCTACTTGCTTTTCAATGCTCTTTGCCATCAGTCGCGGTATTGAACTTTTATTTTCAAAAACCTGCGCCGCCCTTCCTCTGCAAGCTCAATAATGTCGTAGGTGACATCATTATACACCACACGCATTTTTTCATTTACGTCCGCAATGTACCGGACTCGAAACTCAATCATTCTTTGCGCCGTCTGCTGCATCCCTTCTTCGCCAAGCCCCATATACATTTCTGTTGCTCCGGTTGTAGGGTATGTGATTTGGGCGCTCACCGCTTTCCATGTTGTCCATGTCAATATTTCCCCTCCCGATACGTCTCGGCTTGCCGTGTAATTCTGTATAACAATGCGCCTGTCAAAAGTGCCAATAGCATGTATTTTCCTTAGTGCACTCACTGTATTTGTTTGTATAGGTTGAGCAGTGATTGTGCAGACCGGATGCGCGGGTTATTTGTCTCATTTATTTGTATGTCCTCCCGGTTTTCAAACCAAAAGGCAATCATCAGCTTCATGGCTTGTTTAACCGTTTCGGGCGCAACTACATACCCGGTTGTGTAGGTAATCTGCACGGCATTTGGGTAAAGATCGGCAATGTCCGGCCAACTAGCGGTATCTACCTTAACCACACGCGGAACGGAACTAATTAAGTCGGTGTGGTAGTTGGATGATGGCCATGTTTGCAAAACTTCTTTCGAGTCAATGTATTTGACGCTTGTAACTGCGTTGGCCGGCGACAAAGACAAATATATTGTATTGCCGACTGGAAAACAATCAAAGAACTCCGTAACAGTTCGGGGCGCAAAGTTTAATGATGTCAACATTTCCGCGTATTCTCTTGCCGCTTTACACAGGGACGTAACCAAGGCATCATATCGCGTATCGTCAAGCTCCAGATAGAGTTTAACGTCGGACAATACAAGCGGCTCAAAAGCCGGGGCTACGGTTGTCTGTATAGTTGGCATAACAAATATTGGGAGCGGCGTAAACCGCCCCCTTTTTTACTACGTGGTTTTGTTTTGCAGGAACTTGATCGCTTGCGCGTCAACAAGGTTGCCATCAAGGCGCAACCAACCCATGAAGCCAACGTTCAACTCGTTCCAGTAAAGCGAATCGTTGCGCTCAATGGAGATAGTCTTGATCTGCCGGATGATGTACTTTGAAAAGTCACCGTAGTAGATGATTTTCGCGCTTTGGGCTTGTGTGCCGGCCAAGTCGTTGTTGACCCAAATTTGCTGGCCTAACAAACGGTCAGGCTCCCCGGCAACAAGTCCAGGGTAAAAGATTTGAACGGTATCGGTGTTGCCAACGTCCAGCTTACGCGCGGCAGCCAAGATCGTATCGTTCATCATGAAGCCCACGTTGGGAGCGCCCCGGTATGCACGATCCACGCTGTGTTGCAGGTCGATCAATTCGGCTTTTGTAAAGGCGGTTTGTGATGCTGCTTCTTTGCCTCGGTTTGTTACCGATGTGGTAAGGCCGTAAGGGGCGTTTGTGCCTGTTCCGGTTGTGAGCGCGGTGTTGACGCGGCGGCCCAAGCGCTCGCCTAATTGGTCAGTCAATACGCCAGCCAAAAGGCCCACGCGCTCATCCTGGACAAGTTGACGTGAAACTTTTACGATGCCGGATGTCATTGTGTAGTGACCGAACAGAACTTGTCCAAACGACATATCTTGTACAACAACTGCGCTGCCTTCTGTGGTTTGTGTTGTTCCGGTGTTGCCGGTGTCGTCGCCTGTTGGCCATTCAAGGGTGCCGCCTTGCGTGTCTTGATACACCCGACAAGCCTGCAACATGCTGCCGTAGTACAGCATCCGCGTGGTCAACTCGTTGCTGAATGCGGTAGGCACCAGAAAGCCGCCTAAGCTGTCATTTGTGGAAATTTGGGTACTTGTGCCGCGCTGTTCCAAAATGCTTACTTCGTCACGGCTAAGGCCCTCTTTGCCGCGCTGCAAATAGCGCATGAACACATCTGCATAAGCCTGTGCAGCGTCTTTTTGTGCGGTGCTTGATGTGTTGCTGCTTGTGCGCTCTTGACGCGCAAGTTCGGCGCTTACGGCATCCTGCTCGATTTGTTGAAAGCGCAATTCGTCGCGCAAGGCGGCGTCGGCTTTGGCAAAGGCGGCATCTGCATTTCGGTAAGTGGTTTCTACTGTTGCATCTGCAAAGTTGCCGTCAGCGTCCATCTTTTCACGGATGTCTTTCATCGCCCGATACGCGGCCTCTTTGTCTGCGTAGAGTTTTTCGATTTTTGTCATTGCTTGTAAAAGGTTTGCGCAGCCTCGGCGAGTGAAAACGTTACGGCTACAAATTGTTTAAAATTTTTGTTTTCTGTTTTAGGTTTACTTCTTTCCGCCACACTTGTATCGGGGTTGGCCGGATATGTGACCGGACTTATGTCGTAAACGCGGTCTATTTTTACTATTTCCCGCAATTCAGGCGCGTTTTCGCGCCGCGTCCATGTATCTTGCCTAACGGTAAAAGCCCATGAACTTTGTCGGATGTCGCCGCGCTTAACGGCTTCGTACACATTGCGCCCGTTGGGGCTGTCGGGCAATTCGATTGTGTATTTTAGGCCCACGCTGTCTACCTCAATGGAAAGCGTACCGGCACCTGTACGGCCTAAAGGAATGTTGTCATCATGGTTAAACAGGGCCACAACGTCATCCATTACCGCGTCGTCAAAAGCTCCAGTGCGCACAACCTCATCAAAATAGCCAAAGGAATACACACTATCAAATTTAGCAGCGTAACCGCCTATGCGCATGGCGGTGTCGCCCTCGGCGCGTTGTTCAATGCCAATAGGGGCTACAATGCACTGTCGCTTTTCGGTATTAATCGGCTGTGTCTGGCTCTGGCTCGTTGTCATCGTCTTGTGTTTCGTTTTGCATTTCAGCTTCTTTGTTGCTCATATTTAAGGGCGTATAATATTCATCTCCGCCTTTGCGCTTGTTCATGTTTTCGTGTTCGCGTATGTCGTTTGGTGACATAGCGCCGATGTTAAACATGGTGTTATAGTATGCGGCCCGGCTTTCCGTGTCGCCGCGCAAAAGGCCGTCCAGGTTGATCCTGATAAAATGCGTACCGTTTTCGCGCTCCTCCCCGGATAACAGTTTGCGGGAAAATTCCTGCTCAACCTGCACCGCCCAAGGACGAAGGCAAAGCGTTACAAACTGCGTGGACATCACTTCAATGTTGTTAAACGTAGCCCGGTCAAGCTGCGCCAACAGGTGAGCGGGTACGCCAAAAATACGCGCCATGTCATCGACGCCCATGTTCCGGTATTCAACAAGACCGCTCTCCTCCATGTCCAGGCCAAAACGTTCGTACTTAACACCCGCGTCAAGTACCATTGTTTTGCCTGCTGATTGCGTACCCGAAACACGCGCTATCTTCTTCTCGGCTGCTTCGCGTTGATCTTTTGTAAGGCTTTGGGGGTACACAAGTGCGCCAGATACGTGCGCTCCGTTGCCGTAAAACTCACCCGCAAACCGTTGTGCCTCATAGGAAGCGTTTATCGTGTCTTTGTGAATGCGCCCTACATTCATGCCCACCATGCCATCCAAAGACATTCCCTTAATGTGGATCACCTCGGCGGGGGTGTATAATTCTTTCTTGCCCGATTGTTGCGAGTACTCGTAATAATAGCGGCCATTTGTACCCTGTACGGGCTTTACGTACTCGCTTTGCAATATTTCAAGCCTAACCGGCCTGCCGATTCCGTTTTTGTATATTTTTGCGTAGGCGTTGCCAAAACAGGCGTTTGCGTACAACGTGCGCCGAAAGTCGTATGCCGTCTGCATCTCGTTTGCTTCGCGCATGAGCAAACGTTGTACAGGGTGCTTGGCATCCAATGAACTGCCCTCGTCGGTGATGCGGTAGACGTGTGTCGGAAGAGATGCAAGCGTTTCGCTGATAACCTTTATGGCTGCCCAAAAGGCCGGAACGCCTAAAGCCCGTTGAGGCGTTGCCTCTCCGAGCAAAAATGATTGTGTAAGTGCGCCCCATAATAACGGCGACGCGTCCGACGCCGGGGCGCAATTGCGCTCATCGGCGTTAGGCTTACTTTTACTTATTTCATATCCAAATAGGCGCATATCTTACCAATATACGTCCGTCCGCGCTGCAAATATAAGGTTTTTTGGAGAATGCAAGTTTTTTTTATGCCGCCGACTTTACCAAAAACTCCCAAAGCAAATCCGGCGTACTGATGTCAATTGGAACGTCATCTTGTCTTACGCATCCCTCCCGGTACCTTTTTCCAAATTCAAGTTCCCACATAAAGTACTCAATCCAGCTATTTTCGCCTTCGTCGCACATGCCAACTTTTAGCATCTTTAAGAGGGCGTCGCCAATAAAGCCATTGTTGTACAATGTCGTATAGGCATCAGGGAAAACAATTGCAAACGCTGCGCAGCATTTAAAATCGTGAAACTGTTGCGCCTTAATGGCCTCAATGGCTTCAACAAACAATTCTTTGCTTATGGTGATTGGCATGTCAGTATGCTTAAACAAGCGACAACAAAGCACTCAAACGGGCCTCTGTTACCTTGTGAATGTTAAACTTGTCGCGTATAAACTCCTTTGACCACTCAAACTTATAGTCATACTCCATTTCGTCTGTTAAAACGTTTTCTACGCATCCATCCCAATCAGCCCCAGGCATGTTTGTAAGGCAAAGCGCCCCGGCGGCGGTCGCTTCCAAAAAGGCAATGTTGCTTTTGGCCTCGTTGAACGGGTTTGCCTGTAACGGCTTCCAAATGTATTCCGGTTGCAGCTTTGACAAAGAAAATATGTACTGGCTTGCATCTGCCTGCCATTCTAAAAATTGCCCCTGTTCGGCAAAAGAAGGCAAGTACCCCCAAAAGCGTATAAGGTAGTCTTTTGAAAGACTTTTGTACCATTCTTCTCGGCCTTCAATGTCCCCCATGCCGGTATATCCCCCGCGCCACAAAATTGTACGCTTGCCAAAGTTGTGCTTATCCGGTAGGTCTTTGGGGTCTATGGCGTTGGGGCAAATATGGACATTTGGGTGTCCGATGGACTTAGCCAGCGCGACCGTACTTGTCCAAATCATATCCGCCATATCAACGGATTCCCAATATTGGGCGATCTTGGCATTGTATGGCCCGCGCAATGGGTGCGACCCTGGCAAGTTCACCAAGTCATCATCTATGTCAATGATGACAGGCTTGCGCGCCTGCTTGCAAGCGCGTATGATGTTAACCGCCGCATCGCTTGTGGTTCGGAACATCAAAACCGCATCGGCTAACATGATGTCCGCCATTGATACTTTAGGCTTGAACACCACATCCAAATCCATGCGCTTGCGCAGATAGGACAAAGGTTGCACGGCCCTCCACCAAACTACGCCGTTAAGATTGTCCACATTCTCTACAACTAATAATTTTAAAGCCATGTTGGCGGTTTTTGTTCTTTGTTTTGTTGTTCTTCTTCAAATGGCCCTTTATAAAACCATCCGATCACTGTAATGGCAATGATCCCGGCAAGCGCAAGGATATTGGAAAGCACTATAACGACAGTTCTCATGCCCATTCATTATTTTCCATGCCCAATCGGTACAAGTTGAGCATGTATTGCTCGCCTTGCTCCTCGTACAGTTTAGCGTGTGGAGCTCGGGGAAAATCCGTACCTTGAAAAGCACGGCTAATGTTCAGCAGCTTTTTTTTATATTGCTCATAACTGCGCACGGGGTAATGCTCGTACCACATATTGTGCTCTATTTCCGTAGCGGCTTTAGTGTTTAGCGCCAGGTGATTTCCTATGCTCACATCGGGGCGATAGCCTTTAGGAAAATGGCCAAACAGTTTCTTGTGTGTACTAATTTTGCGCGTTCCGTTCGGAAGATTGTCGTAATAGCGGATATATCCGTATGCTGGGCCTTCGTGCGCCTCAAATATGCGCTGCAAGTCGTAGCCATGTAAAGTATACAGAAACTCGTCTGCGTCGGCGGCAAACATCCATGCAATGCCATCTCTTTGCGCCATGCCCAACATGGCATTTATGGTGTCTTGGTTGTCCCATTTTTTGGGGTATAGTCGCCTGCAAGATATTTGAACTTTTTTTCTGTTTCTTTTCAGGTCTTGCAATATATCCCAAGTGTGATCCGTGCTACCATTATCACAAATGTAGAAATGGGTTGCCCC